TGAGCAATTTGTATTTTATTCACATCCATCTATAAGTGGTTTAACAGGGAATTGAACACCTAATGTGTTATAGTTTATTCCTTCAGGTACCAATCTAAATTCAACAGTTTGGAAAGGATATTGAGCACTATTCAAAAATGGATAGTCAACACCTCTGTTTAAATTATCTTTGAACCCATAAGTATATATTTCTCTCCATCTAAATTGTTGGTCAGAACTTGAATAATATGCCCAGCTTGGTATTCCATCGATGTTCTGTACATCACCTGTTTCAACATAATCTGAAAAAACTCTTAATGTCATGGACTGATGTGGTCTATAATAAAAACCAGGTGCGTTTGTATCTAAAGTATTTGGGAAAGTGGTTGATGTTAATTTTGATGTTTGAAATACATCTTGGTTATACTTTAGTTTTTGGTAATATGGTGAAACAATTCTTTCGAGTTGTTCGTAATCATTCCATTCACAAAAATCTCCATCAATAGTATCACCCGACATCAAATCTTGATTATAGTAAAATGTCTTAGTTACACCATTAGTTAAGGTATAGCTTGAAACTCCAATATTTGTGTTTGAATTTGTATTGATGTTGTCCCACCAAAAATTAGTTGGGCTTGTTAAATTAAATTCCCAACCTTGTTTTAACCCAATACCATTAGTTGGGTAGTTAAAATATCCAGTATAACCTTTATTTATTATAGTTAAAAATAATTCACTAACAGGTCTTTTTTGATTATCAATAACATCCAATAATTCCAAATCATAATTGACCGTAACGTTGTAACTATTACTACTTGTTTTTTGAGATATTCTTGTGGTTTGATTTGGTGTTATTGAACTGAATTCCAATTGTCTTTCCTCAATAAAAACATTTTTTTCAAATCCATTTTTTACCATAATACAATCGTTAACATTTGTTATGATTTTGTGTTTCCTAACGTAATATTTTGATTTTGTTTCTAATAAGTTTTGTGGATTGACAACTCTTTTAAATGTTCCTGTTCTATTATTCAAAAAAGTTGTCCCTGTGTAACCCACATTATATATGTTGAAAATATATGGGTCGCTATCAACAGTATTATTACCCAATGAATAAACTTGGAATAATTCTATGTTGTTGTATTTGAATGACAATTCAACGTATTCACCAGGCACTAACCCGTGTGGTGCAATACATTGAAATGAAATTATATTTGCCCCGTTTTGAGTTGAGTTGTTAATTGAAAATGGTATTCCATCAGACGCTATCCAATTAAAAGTCGAGTTGTTTAAAACAGCTGACATTTGTTTTGTATAATCATTTTCATTTGGATAACTCAAATAATATGTCCAGTTGTATGTATAAGCACTTTTAGCACGATAGAAAACATGTTGGTCCGTAACATCAGGTCTATAAAAATCAAATTCATAATACTGTGGAAATCCTTTCCAAATATTTGTTGACATTGATGTTATTGGGTCAATATAGTATAAATTATTTCTAAATGGTAAATAATTAGTTGTTCCTGTATATGTGTTAGCATACAAATAGTTTACCTTGAATGTTGGTCTGAACACTGTGCATGATTGTCTTTCATCATCATAAACTTGAGCTAAGTTTATACTTTGACTTCTATCATATTCAATAATTTCTTGGCTTTGTTGATTCAAAGACAAAGAAATTTCTTGGTCAACAAAAGGTGCTGACTTATATTGTAAACTACTTGGTATAATTGTATACTTATTCAAAAACCGAATATTTTGTTTTAAATTTATCTAAAGCACTTTTTCCTTTATTTAATCCAAAGTAGAATTGGAAAGGTGCCCCTACTATGAATTTGTCACTTGTCGCACCAATTTGACTATAATTTCCGTTTGCATCAACACTAAATATGTATCCTCGTGCATATAAATCAGTAACACTTGAAGTTGATGGTCTAAAGTAGTTTGGTGTTGACAAACTTGTTCTATCTAATGATTGATAACCTTTATCTTGAACAATATCGCTTCCATCTGTAGCCCAATTATTGTATTGGTTACCAAAAATTGTATTTGTATTATTTAATTTCCACTGATAAAAAGGTACTACTTGGGTTTTAATTCCATAAGGATATGGATAATAATAAACGTTATCACTACTTCTGAAATTAATTCGACCAGGTGTCAAAAAGTCTTTTGTTTGTAAGTCTTGTGTTGTTGAAGAAAACCAAACCGCAATTGTGGGGTCTCCCGCCGTACCTAAAATTGTTGTAGGAGGACCACCATTTACAGGTGTTTCATAAAATTGAGGTGAAAAATTTATGTTAGCAATTTCTGAATTGATTGAAAATAATTGTGCTAAATCCCCATCAATCCTTTTTCTCTCACGAATAGAATTTTGAGGTCTTGAAAACAATTGTTCGATTGAGTTGTTTCCTAAAGGTATTAACTGATTCAAAAATGTTTCATCCGTTATTCTTGAAATAACAAAAAGATTAACTAAGTCAGACACATCAGCATAACTTGTTGGATTTATCTGAGGAATAACGTAAGCATTTGCATCAGGATTAAAACTTGTTTGTGAATAAACACTATCTTTAAACCCTAAATTCATAATTGTTGTTGGATACATTAAATTTACAACATTGGATGCTGTAGGATTTAACACAACACCCGTGTTACGATTACCCACAAATTTTTTGGTTGTTACATCATATGGACTACTTCTGTAATAAAAATTGTTTGTTTGGTCTTCAAAATAAACCGTCCTTGAACAAAATATGGGATATTCAGGTTTGTTTTTTTTATCATAATATGTGTCAACTTGTATTGGGTACATATACAAAGTACCATTAATCCAATTATTTGTAAAAGTCTGTGATAAAACACCTCTACATAAACCATAAAAAAATCTGAACCTATATCCCCATTCACCAAAAGTTGCAAAATCTTTACCATTAAATAAATCAATAATAGGTTCTCTTAAAAATAAATAACAACCATTATCAACCGCATCAGAACCAGGACAACTTTGATTGATAGAAAAATTATCTCCAAAACCTTGGTAACATTTTAACCCCACCATTGTCTCACAATTGAAACTTTCTAAAACTTTTACATCATTAGGTAAACCCTCCAAATCGGGAGGTACAATACTTGCACCTGTTGTTAAAGACATACCCGTCAAAACCACACCGTAATTATCTATTTTATAGATTCGGAAATTAAGATTTTGTTGTAATATACTTGGATTATTACTCACTATGTTTGAACCAGGGAATGTCCATTGACCATCTAATCCATCAGATGTTGGTAATCTATCAGTTCTCATTACATTCAATGTTGAAGTCACCATATTTGAATATAGATTGGGATAGTAAGCTTTAGTATAATATGTTGGTGTTAACGCTGAACACCAAACATTTCCGTTACCATATGTTGTATAATTTTTAACGGACATAAACCCTAAACCTGAAGCATCTTCAGCTAAGTCATAAGTTGCAGAATTTATTGTTGATAAATAAAAACCATTACTAGTTTTACTTGTAACTTGTTTATTTGAATTATTGAATAAAGGAATATAATAATTTGGTGGTAGTTGTGATGGTGTTACCGTAGCATCCAAAGAACCATAGTATCCGATATTTTGTGTCGTGTATGCTGAATATTGTTGGCCAGAAATCGTACTTCCTGGAATACCAGGTCTGAAAAAGTAAGATGTGTAAAATAAACTACTTTGGGAATTTGGTGTGTGTGGTTGAACACTTATAGTCGACGATGATGGTATAGGTTGAATTGGAACGTTCAATCTTGTTGCGGCGGTAAATGATAAACCTAAGGTCCCAAACGGTTGACCAAATAAAACACTTACATCATATTTGTTGATGTATTTTGGTGAATAAGGGTCGACACCCCTTTGTAGAATTAATATATATTGGTTACTGTAATCTTCGAAATATTCTAAAGGATTTAGAGTGTCATTTGTGTTGGCATTCAAATATTGTTTCATGTACCCTGTTGATTGAAGTACCCAACCATTAGAAGACGTAACACTAAAAAAATCTAATTTTGTTGGTGCGTTAAGTATGTTCGGAAAACTTTGTGTGGTACCTGTTGACCACAAATTAATTGCATCTGAAATTGTTATAGCAGTTACAACTTGGTAATATTCTATGTCTTGAGCAAATTTGTATTTGTCATTATCTGTCCCATATGGTAAAGTGTAGTTGACAGATGTTGCATTGGTTTGGGATGTTGCGTACGATACATTTATTGATGGTTGAGTCGAAAAAGCGTGATAAGTGACACCGCTAATTCCTCTTGTAATTCCTGTTGTTGTTGTTGCAGTATAAAAATAGTTATCATCACTACTACTACTTGGGTCTATAAATGTAAGTAAATCACCAGCATCATATGAAGTTCTTGATAACACTGTGAGGGTGTTATCGAAATGGAATGTTCCATTATTCAGAGTTTGTGCAAAAGTTACTTTAATTTTATTTTGACCTGAAAAAAAGTTAGACCTCTGATTGAACAAATTAATTCTTTCACCTAAAGGTAAATTTTTTGAAGCCACTGCAGAATACCCTGATTGGTCAAGAAAAATTGAATTTGAAATAGGTAGTTTATATCTACTAGAATCCAAACTGAAAGTTGCATCTGACAAACCACCCAATGCTTCACCCATCATAATTGACATTGGTTGTATGTTTGCATTTGTTACACCAGATAAAACATAATTTGTAAGTGATTGTCTATATAAATAAGATGATGACAAATAACTTAATCCTCCTGTGGTTTGTGTTTGAGTCTTAATATATGTTGGTGGTTTTGATAAAACATCTGAAGTACAATCACAGGCTTGACAATCGGGATATGTAATCATAGGAAGCCTAAATGTATAATCTCTTTTATCGCAATTGAAACCTCCAAAAATTCCAAAAACATCTTTTAAGAAACATACAATTTCAACAACTATAGCATATAAAAAAACAACAAAATGCGCAGTAATCAAAGCGGCTAAAAACCCTACTTGAAGTAATTGCATCAAAAGTGAAAATAGAAAGAATAATAAATCGAAATTTCTAAATGCCTCATTTACTGGAAATTTATTCACACTGTTAGCACAAGTGTTACTGTCAATTTCTTTGATACCAATAAACTGTCCCTTTGAACCTTTTTTATATTCATCCATCATCATTGAAGGAGTGTAAACTCTATTAAAATAAAATTCGTAGAAGGTATCTTCACAATTGATTACTTCATTTAACCTTTGGGTTTTTTCAACACCTGTAAATCCATTTGTATATCCACTCCATTGTAAGCCAAAATAATAAGAACTTGCAATTTTTAATCTGTCTGCGGGATTTATTGAGTAATAAGGGTCAACATTTCCATTCGCATCCCAACCCGCTTCTTTTATATTAGGTAATAAATAATACGGTCTTCTGACTGCTTGACTTAAATCTGTTGGTTGTGTCCATTTAACTTTGAACCTATATCTTGCCTTTGTAGGTATACCTATGGTTGGGTCATAAGATAAAACTTTTTCCCCAAATTCATTAGTAATATAATAATCCAAATTCATTGGTAACTCAGTTAACCAAGTTCCATCACCGTCTATAATGTTCCCTGATTGTTCAAGTTGATATTCTTCTAAAACGGGATTACCATCAGCATCTTGTGCGATAGTTTGTCTAATAGCTATAATTTGACCAGGTCCTGTTGTGAGTTGACAAAGATTACCCATGTCATCTTTTGGTTTACAATTTTTTCTAAGTCTGTAGTCATCAGTGGTTGAAAGTATTGAACCCATAAAAACAGATGTTGGTTGGATGTCAATATTTGCATTATCTCTTAAATCAAAATCAACTCTATTAATCGCAATTTGGCATGTTGTTGGGTCACCCCATAATGGTGATACTTCTAAATTTTTAACACTATTTACTATCTGCGGTAAAGAATTTAAATCAGTTGATGTTCTGAATCTGTTACCAGCAACTTGAGCCTGACTTGCAAGACCCATTCTAATTAAGTCTTGAGGTGTTAGTGAAAACTCTCCTATGTCCGATAAGTCAACATCCATAACTAATGTTTGTTGTCCTGTTGGGACACCCATAATCATATAATCCCCACTATCATTTGTTTTACAAGTAAATTTGTAATATTTGTCGTAAATTTCAACCGCAGTTGTACCTGTCAATACGTCTAATCTTGTTGGTAATGTTCCCGTTGCAGAATGTCCTGAGTATGAAGCTTCATAAGGAAGTAAGTTGTATCTATAACCATCACTGTTTTTGTCTGATGGTGATTTGTATGGATATATACTTGAAATGATTGGGTTGGATTGGTCAATATCACTAATAGGAATAAAGATTGAAACTCTCGCATTTGGTAAACCAAAACCATTATTTGCAGTTACTCTACCAACAACAACACCGTAATCCGCACAGTTTCTATTATAGATGTCTTCTTGTTGAATCTTCAAAGATAATATCTCTAAAAATTCAAAGTCTTGCTCTAATAGAACGTCAATTGTTTTATCAATACCTACTTCAGTCCTTATTCTATATGATTGACCCATCAATTTTCTTTATTAAATAAATAGTTTATGTGGTATTTTTAAAATTACCCACACCATTTAATAATAACCTAAAGTAGAAATAAATAAACTTGTTATGTGAAAGTAATAGATTGGAAATTTTTCACAGAAACTCGGATATCTTTATTTGGATATCTAATTTGATAAACCTGAGATGGTTGTGCAAAAATTGTATCGTCAACAGGTCCGATTAGTTTTGTTTCAGGGTCTGAATATTCCATAGAAGTTTCAGCTGAAGAATACTGTCCACCAACCTCGTTAAAGATATCAAGATTTGCAACTGTCAATACACCATTTGTATTTTGAACAATACTTCTAATTTCAGATAGATATACGTTTTGACCCAATTGTCTTATTTGAGGGTTGAAGTATGTTGAGATTTTATCAACTACACTCGAAATAACTTGTCCTGAGTTTTGGGCAGAGTCAAGAACAATCGATATATCAACACTTAAGTCAATTACCTCAGCACTGAATATTGATATGTAGTCATTCATCATACGATAGTTTGATAAATAATTGGCAATATTTTGTCTCAAAGTATTTGATACAATATTTGTCAATTTACCTGACGTATCGTAAGATAGAATTTGGATTAAGATTTTATTATCGTTTTCCGTGATTGAAACCTTTGCAGGTGCTCCAAACTCAGCTGGCATATTTCTAATTAGTGATTCATAATCTTGAACCGTAACCGCTCTTTTTTGTGCTGCGAAGTTAAATGATACATAGTTTCTAATCTCTTCCAAAGATGGAATTCCCGCACCACCAACAGCGGCAGTTACGTTCACACATCTTAATGAATTAACAACAGAAGAGTTAGTTGTTTCTGAAGGTCCATTCACAAAGAAAGATACTGTACCTAATTGGTTGATAACATTTGTACCCAAGTTTGTCGCCAAACCACCACCAACTCTATATTGAATAAACAATGTTGAATTTGGTGCAAGTGTTGAACCTAATGAAAAGTTATTTGAATATTTTTGAAGTTCTAATGTTGTCCCTAATGTTGTGAATTGATTCAATTGGTCTTGAGCAGTATTTGTACCACCACCAAATGTCATCTTCTTAAATCCTTCAGGAGTATACTCAGTAATGAATCTATTTTGTGTTTGAATATATCTACCCACTTTAATACCAGGTTGGTCTGAAACTTTTGTTGGGTCTTCAACAAACACTCTATCTTCGGCTAACGCATCCACCTCATACCATCTATTCTCCAATCCCAAAAATTCTGCAGTTGTTGGTGTGTTTGTATATTCTGTACCACTTTTCAACAATACACTTGTAATACCTAAAACATTTTTTTCTGGTAAGAACAATTCAAAGAACGGTCTTACATCATTGGCGTTGATAACCCTCTTGAATACTTTGGTAATACCATTAACAACAACTTCTCTTTTAGTTATTGTATAATTTATCAATACATTATTTGCATTGAAGTTAGGAATTTTTAATCTGTTGGGAAAACCTTGTGAGTTATATGGAGATGAAAAATCAATATCATATACGTTTTCAAATACAACCCCCGCTCCAACTACTTGTGAACCTCTTGATAAAATACCAAGATATCTCTCATCTTCTTTATCACCAAAAGCAGGAACTGTAATTGAAAAATCAACTAAGGCAACTGATGGTCTTTGACCAGGTAATTTTAAACCATAGGTTCTGGCAATGTTATATATTGATGACCTTTGTTGTGCATATTGTAATACGGTCTCTTGAACACTTCTATCTATATTATAGTTTAAGTTATCCGCAACCGCAGCATTCAAATCAATAAACACCGAAAATACCGATGCGTCATTAAAATCTTGAATTAACTCAGGATAATAAGTTCTTACATAATTTAAGAGTTCAGTTCTAATCGCCTGATAATCTCTGGTGGTATATGGTATTCTATTATTTGCCATCTATATTAAATATTTATAATTACAAAATCACTACCTTCGAATGTAGAGCCGTTTGTTGAATAGTCTATTCTTATTTTTGCAGTATACTCTGATGTTCCTTTACCAGGAAATCTGTAAATTGATGATTCACTTGTTCCGACAAGGTTTTGTCCTGTTGCAATGTCAACTTCTTCTTGTGGGTCTGCCGGTGTAATTGTTAAACTGTTTACCAATAAGTTTGGCATAAAGTTTTGAATTGCATCTCTAATGTCAGATTCAATCGCATTAAATGTTAATCCATCAAATGGTTCAAAAAGAAATTCATACAATCTAGTACCAAATTGTGGTAAAAAATATCTTGAACCTTTTCTTGTTAATAACAAATGTATAAGGTCCGCCTTAATTTCTTGAGACTGTGTTTCTGTTAATTGTAAATAATCCCCCCTGAAAGAATCTCTAAAAGGAAAATTCAAACCATATGTAGTACCATTAGCCATTGTTAATAATTATAGTTGTGTTTCCTTTTGTGTGAGCAGGAAAATACGGACAGTGTCTACATTGATTCCCACAACAAATCCCCCTTCTCAAATGATAATGTTCTGTGAACACATATTTTCCATCTTCAATATAAAAGTCAAAAGGGGGAATCACTTC